TTTATATTATTTTCCATCTTTAAGTCCTATGTTGTAAATCTTAAATGAGAACTGCTCTTCATTATATATCTTCACTCGTTCCACAAAATGTTGAAGTGTAAAATTCATATGTTTTTTGTATCTGAGGTCATCTGCAATGTCATAGAGTGTCGCCATTTCTTTGCCTTCTGATTGTCTAAGGCCACGTCCAATCGATTGAAGATTTCGAACTCTTGACTTTGACGGAGACGCAAATATAATATTGTGCAAATTACGTATGTTAATTCCAGTAGAAAAAGTACCAAAACTAGCCACAACAATTGCATCATTTTCTTTCTCCATAATTCCACGAATTTCTTCTCTTGTTTCGGTATCGGTACCGCCATGAACAAAGAATACTTTACGTTCTCCAGCTTTTTCTTTAATCATATCAAAAAGAATCTTACCGTGTTTATCAACCATCTGATACAATACCAATGTATTGGTCTTTAATGATATAGTGAGATTACGAATGAATCTGTTTCTTGCCTCATTAGCAATTAGATATTGAATCTCATCCACATAAGTTGCATTTTTCATTTCAGCACAAATCTCATCTGAGTGTTTAAGTACTAAACATTTAATATTAAAATCCGATAATTGTTTCTTATCAATTAATTCTTTGGTTGTTATAACCTTCTCAACAGGTCCAAACAAACCTTCCAAGACTAACTTATGTGTTTTGGTTCCATCCAAAGTACCAGTTAGACCAATACGGTATTTTGTTTTATTGGCAGCCGTCATAATGGTTGTCAATGACTGTGCCTTGAATAGATGTGCTTCGTCACCTATAATATAATCAAACTGTTCAAAGTATTCTTTGTCCATCTGATACAATGATTGCCATGTAGATATGATTAAACTTTTATCAGAATGTTTTTCTTTGCCTTGGTATATTCTATGTACTGACAATTCAATATTAAACTTATCGTGTGATGAATAATCAGCAAAGTCTGAGTACAACTGTTCAACCAAAGATGTCGTTGGTACAATAACTAGACCTTTTAGATTTTGATAATCAAGTAGTTGTCTGTATATTAAATAAATGATTAATGATTTACCTGATGCTGTGGGTGACAATAACAATGCTCTACGATTACGCATTGCATGTACGTATGCATTTAATTGATGTTCTCTGACTTCAATTGCATTACCATTAGAATGAAGATTTAAAGTTTTGATAAACTTTTCAGCTAGATAAACTGAATAATCATCTGTAAGTTCTTCTAATTCATATGTGTATTCACGTTCAGCACAGAATTCTTTGAGATAAGGTATGAGTCCAAGATAAATTTGACCAGATTGTAATGCAAACAATCGTATCTTACCGTCCCATATTCGATTCCGATAGGCTGGAACGAACTGATAACCTGGTACAAAGAAGGTGAAGAACTCAGATAACTCCATCGCAATGTGGCGTTCACAGGCCACTTTGGCAAAGACTTCATCTTTCTTAGTAATAACTAAATCATTGGCCACCGATGAATTTCTCCCATGAAATGAAGTCACGCAGTTGCCATGTTCTTTGTTTTAATTCATTCATAATTGATTCAACCACGGATGTGACTTCTTCATGGTAAACCTTCTTCTCAAGCAATTTAATAAGGTCAGCATCCGCTTCTAGGTATGTGGTTATGTCAGACTTGAGAGCAAACTGAAATGGTTCCCAACCATAATCTTCTAATTCTTGTTGTGACATTTTACCTGTAAAGTATTCCCATTTAACCTTACGCATACGTAGGTAATCAAAATGAGCCTTTTTAGAGGCAATTTTATGTTTGGTGAGAATAGAAAGGTACTTACTGTGATATACAGGTATCTTTAATAATTCTTTGGATGGTTCCGTTTGGTCTATAACGGCATCCGATTCCCACATTTTTAATATTTGTTCAAGTGTTTCCATATAAATTTTTTAATATAATCAATAAGTTACATAATAAAAACATTATAACATAAAAGTACTATGTTGTCAAGTATCTATATGATTGATACCTAAATGTTGCCTTTGCAGTAATGATAGTATCGGCCGATGCTTTGGTATCAAACTGAATATCACTTAAAGTTAATGGAAATACATTAGTAAATTCAATTCTTAATATTGGATTATTCAGCGCACTTAATACTGTTAAAAAAGCATCCGAAAAATATTCACTTCTTTGTAATTCTCTGTTATAGGTACGTTTTTCAAATCCATCGGGGTTTGCAATGGAAGTAAACCAATCATAGATATTTTTCCATGAGTCCAATTCTTCATCAATCACAAACGATATATCAAGCGGATCATATGTTAATTTGGTACCAGGAGAATACATATCCAAAAATGGAGTCTCTCTAATGACTTCACCCAATGTTACACCAGGAAGATTTACTTCTTGGCAAAAATACTGCACCGTCTGAATACGTGAGAACGTCAGTAAGAATTTTGTGGGCTGTAATGGATTAGTGTTCTGTGGATTTCTATTCAATAAAGGCATTAATTTCTCCTTATACATTATTTAGGAGCCAAAAAAAAGACCACCTTGTGGGTGGTCTTTTAAAATGTCACTCTTTGGTGACTTTTTTTACATCAAGTTTTTAACTTGGAAGATGCGGTAGTAAACGTTTGTACGTGCATCCAAACGGCCATCGCCTTTTGTAAGACCACGAGCAAACGGATTTGCAACCATGCCGTAACGAGTCTTAAATCCAATTTTTGGTTGGAATGTATACTGGTCAACTGCACGAACCATTTGCAACGGTACATATGGGCAATAGAAGATACCAGCGTCATAAGGAGAAGAACCCTTATAACCGATTGTAACCAATTCTTGGTTCGATGTATAACCACCGAAATAAGGATCGATATAAACCTTGATACGACCATGCAACATACCAGCAAATGTATTGCCTGTATCGTCAACTTGTAGGTCAGCAGACAAAGCAGGAGTGTAAGATAACACACCAGCCATTGCCATAGCAGAAGCTACGTCAGAAGAAACGATAAGAACGTTACCTTTACCACGGCGAGTTTGCTTAGCGATTACGTTAGCATCACGTTCAATTTGGAAAATCAAACCTTTGAAACGTTCAACAGACCAACGACCGTTAGAGTCGGTGTCCAAGTCGAATGCACCAGCAGTTGTAACACCATACTGAGCACCTGCAACGGCACAAGTATAAATGGTACGGATAACTTCACGGTTGATTTCAGCCAAGATTTCTGTAGACAGAATGTTTGACAATTCTGTTTCAGCATCCAAACCATGGATTGCCTTCAAGTCTTGTGCCAACTCAAGTGAGTATTCGGCCTTCAGAGCACGTGATTGAGCAGTTACAGTAACTTTCTCAATTGAGAATGCCATTTGGTTGAATACACCAGTAGCATCATCAGCACCCAAACCTTCAGCAGTAGCTGTTGGGATTGGAATACCAGTTGTATACAGATTACCTGTTTCAGCACCAGCGTTGGTCTTAATATCGGTTGCGTTGTTACCAACAAAACCGTATGGGTTCGAAGCTGAACCAGTACCTGAGAAAATCGTATTAGCTTCGTTAAAGAACGATTCTGTACCAGATGGTGTGTTGTAACGAGCACGCATTGCGAAAATCAAACCGGTAGGGCCAGTCATTGGCTGAACGCCAGCAACGTCATAAGCGATAAGATTAGGCAACGCACGGCGAACCAAACTAATCAAGATTGGATCATAGTTTTGAATACCAGCACCTGTAGCGTTTGTAGGCGCTGCAGAATAAGTAGTCTCATTCAATGACTGTGCGTCTTGACGCATAGCTTGTTGTTGGTTTTCCAAAACAAGAGCAGTAACTGCTTTCTTGTATGGATCTTTAATGGCTTCAAGTTCTGGATGATTCAGAACTGGATCCCATTTTTTTTGTAATTCTTCGGTTAGATACATTAGTGTTCTCCTTATGAGTATCTTTTATTGGTAAATTTTATTTATTTAACCAATGTTTTAGAGATTGTTTGAGCATACTGTGCGATTTCTGAGTCAACATAACCCGTAGGTTTTTTGTCATCTTCGATAATCACTTCTTCGTTCAATGCAGAACTGCCAGATGTATTAACTGGTTCATTGAAATATGATTCTCTCAATGTTACCAATTTGTCTGCGAATTCCTCGTCAGTAGTAAACTCCACACCCTCTGCGAGTGATTTCATTTTTTCTACCTGAGTCTGCGTTAGGCCTTCACATACTGCATGTATAGCCTCTGTTTTTTTAGATTCGTTTAATTCTTTTTTCATATCAACGGCAGATTGAATCTGTTCGTTTAATGAAGATTCCAGTTCTTGAACTTTAGTTGTCAACTCTTCAACAACGTCCACTTTTTCTTCTGGAATGTCAATGTAATGAGCTTCGAATAGGTCTTTCATACCATTAATGAAAGATTCCACGATTTCAGCACGTAGACCTTTTTCAACGGCCAATTGGTTTTCTTTGATCCATTCTTCGGCCATGTAATTGATGTAATCGTCCAACTTGGTAGCCAAGTCTTCTTTGATTTCTTCAATAGCAACTTCAAATTCTTCGAATAAAGCCTGTTCGATATCTTCCATAACAGCTTGTGTCCGTGCGATAACAGCAGCTTCGAAAATTGTAGTGGCTTTTTCTTTGAATTCTTCAGAAAGATTTTCGCCAGACAATAGAGCATCAACGTCTTGTTCCATTTGCTCTTTCATCTTTTCTTTCTTCATCATTTTCTTAATCATGGCTTTGTCTTGCTTAGCGTCTTCATGACCTTCTTCTTTTTCTTCGGCAACTACTTCACCATTTTCTTCGTTGTATTCACCGTAAGGCTGTAATGTAGGACCTGGATTAGACTGCATGGTTTGTTTGGCCAATTTGGCTTTCACACGGTCACGAATAGATGAATAGTCTGTTGCTGGTTCTT